CTTCTCATTATATTCTACAATATATTTATAAAATAAAATCAAGAGTAAAATAAGTAATCCTACGATAATAAATAAAGAAAATTCAATCATACTAACTCCTTCTTCCAATAGCTTCAAGTGAGCAACCTATAAATAAGTGTAATCCTACAATATTAACAGATAATCCCCAACCCTCATCTGCACCCAATTGTGTATCATCAGCTACGTGCCGCCCAAAAGAGATAAATTCTAATTCACGATAAATGTTCTGCCACTTAAGAGAAAAAACAACACCGGCAATTCTTCTTTTGAATTTACTCTCTTCGTAGTCCTTTAAAAATAACATACTACTCTCCTGAATTCTTTTGACTAACCAAATTATCGCCAGGCTTATCAATATTTAATTTACCATTAATATATTTATAATATAGCCGCCGAGCTGCTAAAAATTGAGCGTAGTAGTTGCGACTATGAAACTTGTAGCCACGACCTTCAAATTTATCTGTAATAATGCACATATCAGTAGTTCCAAATTGTTGTTTGGCCTTTAGAAGTCGTCCAGGTCCACTATGATATGCGTTAATAGCAAGAGGCCAAGAGCCAAGAAGTTCGTAATTATCTTTAAGAATCTTAACAGCTATATTGGTACTAAATGTAAGATCTTTAAGATTCTTTCGTGGAGCTTTAGAATAAAGCCTCAAAGTTCCAGGCATAATTTGCCAAGGACCTAGAGCGCCTACAGGACTTCTTGCAGTATTTTGAAAACTTGATTCAATAAGAGGTAACAAAGCAAGATCTTCAGGTAAGTTATTATCCCTCATAATTTGTTGAATCTGCGGAATCTTATCTTTACCAATTTCTAAGGCACTCAAGAATTTATTTTGAGCACTTCCTTGAGCTCTTACTAAATGTCGCTCTTCTTTAGGAAGCTTATTTGCAACAGCCCTAACCATATTCTTGACATATTGCTTACGAGCTCTATTTCGTAACTGAACATATTCTTTATAGTAAATCTCAAAGGTTCGCTCGTTATAGATGAACACTTTAGAACTTGGAAATTCCATATAGACCATTTCCCAGAAATCTACTGCATCTTTAAGGCACTCAGATTCTTGAAACACATCTACAACAGGCTCTGGTTGAGGAAGAACAATCACCGGCGGTGGAGCTTTAGGAGGATGAGGAATAGGAATGTGAGCAATCTCTTCTTTTACATTTTCCTGAGTATGAGAAGCTGTAGTATTACAACCTACGAATACTAAGCTAATTAATAATGGTTTAAGCATCATTTCTCCTTATCAAAGTTTAACGTATTACATTCTACATCTCAATTGATTTATTCTCAACTATTATGAGTAAAAAACAAGGTAAGTGTCCAATATGTTTTCAAGAGTATAGTTTATCTAAAAAGCAACTTTTAGATAAGATAGGGCTTAAAGATCGTGTAGATGCTACAGAAGGTGAAATTAAAAAAGCCTTTAAAGAAATGTCAAAGATTCTTCATCCAGATAGAGGTGGAGATAAATATGATTTTGAAGAACTCATTAAGGTAAAAGATGAGCTTCTCGAATCTCCGAGCCTTGTAGAGACTGCAAGTCAACCACAAGCTCCAGTAGCCCCAATAGTTCCAAAGCCTATGATTATGAATCATTTGCAATATCAAGCAGCTATGTGCTTAGTTCAGAATCTTAAAAAGACTTTTGCAGAAAATCCAAATCTTCCTTGCCCACATTGCAAAAGAAAAAGACGTTAATACTTGCCGTCTAAAAAGTCTTTTGCAATTTCTCTCTCGCTTCTTAAATTAGAAGTTAGAAGGACAGCTGGATCAGCTTCTCCTGCTTGAAGCATTTTGAGAGCATCATATTTTATCTTTAGTGCTTCTTTAGCTCCGCTCATATGTCCTTCCTTATCTCCTATGGCAGATAATCCATTGGACTTTAGACAAGCAATAAAAGGATAGCACCCAAGCTCTTCACTTCTTTCTTTGGAGTTTTCATATTTAATCAACTCTCCGCCAAACATATTTCTTTCTTCAAGTTCCTTTTTGTCAAGCCACGCTGAAGATTCAGGATTAATTTCACGTATTCTCCTTCCATTGTAGGAGGCATCTTCATAGCTGCTTGGACCATCAGCCTCAAGAGTATGACAAGATTCGTAAAATCCTTCTCTTAATTCCTTCTGATCATCAGTAAGGCTACTTATCCAATTAGATGGATCCGCTTCGTCAGGAGCAGCGTATCCACCATCCCAATAAAAATTTGTACCACTTACAAAGACTTGAGAAATATAGCCAAACTCAGTTTTGATACATATTGGAAGATCTCCATCTTTATCAAGAGCCTCTTGAAGTTTTTTAATCACTTCTGACGTCATAGTAAATTTCGGCTTCATTTAATTTTCCTTGATTTAAAAAATTGGGTTGAGGAAAAATTAGTATATCCAATACGAGTTTTGCGACCGACAGGACATCCTTTAGTTCTAGAGTGATGAGCTAGTTTATCTTTTTTACAATTTAAGCATTTTACACTTGCCTTGCTTTGATGGGTATGGTGACCATCCCCCGCCAGCCCTAAAATCCGCGTGAGGTCAGCGATCCGACCTTCAACAAAACCCTGTTTTTCCTTGGCAGTTGTTTTGATTTGACAAATTGTAGCCCACATTCCATCTTCATTGCTCCACGACAAGAAATTCCCACTATCATCGTTATCTACAATTTGACTGAAATTAGATGGATCAAGAAGCTTCACTTTATCCTTAAAAAAATGAAGGGCTTGTTTTTGGTTTCCAACAAAAACCACTTTATTGACATAATCTTCCCATTCTCCATCTTGATAGAGAAAAGTATATTCTGCGTCCTTCTTACTTATCTTCATTTTATTCCTTCAAAATTTATTAGGATTAAGATGCTGCCAACCTTGCATCAAAGGATTTCCTTTAATAATATCAGAAAGAAGTTTTGCGCATCCGTGAGACCAAGAAAATCCGTAACCATTGCAGGCAGTAAGTGCAAATACCAAAGGACTATTGGTAGGACCAACATAAGGAAGACCACTTTGATTTGCTCCCATAATGCCACTCCAACTAAATTCAAATTTCACATTCCGTCCAAAGTGATCGGCTATATATTGTTTAAGTCCATTTTCAGTCAGCGGATTTATTTCTAAGTCATACGTTCCAACTTCTTTACCAGGAACATTATTTCTCCATCCACCAATAAGGAGTCTGTTGTCTGAAGTATAGGTGCCATAAATATATCCGTGATCACAAGAGAAACTGCTTCTCTTTATATTTTCAAGTGGCTCTGAAACAATGATTTGTCCTTTAAAGGGTTCAATCAATTTTCGATCACTAAAGAAAGAAGAGAATAACGGTGAGTAAGCATTACCTGCAATTACCAATGCATCGTGTTCACTAAATGAACCATCGAAATATTCAACTTTAACTTTTTCGTCTAAATCTTCTATATTCTTTATTTTATAAGAGAAGTAAGGAACATCTGAAAGAAGAGCATTTCTGAACTTTACAGGATGTCCTTGAGCAGATAAATTGCAAACCTTACCTCCAAGGTTGCTCTTAAATCCAATTTTGTCATAAATACTTCTCGCAGTAGTATAATAGGAATGCTTCATATCATCTTGATTTAGAAGATCTATAGATTCAATAATTTGTTCTTCTTCTCTTGAGTTAGAAGCAACCGAATGATAATCGCCCTGAAAATAGTCGCATTGAATATTATTTTCTAAAATAGTTGCTCTCTGTAAGAGACAAAAAGCTTCTGACATTTTAAAAATATCTCTTGCTTTTTCTCTTCCGTGAATGTCAATAAATGACTTGTAATTTTCCGAAGCTCCAAACAAAATATGACCAGCGTTCCTAAAATAGCTCGCATTTTCAGTTCCGCAGTCTACAAGTTGCACATCAAACTCATCTTTTAGAAAATGAGCTGCTGAAGTTCCAGCTAATCCAGCTCCTACGATTAAGATGCCACCATCCTTTGGTTTTTCTTGAGTACCTTTTAGAGGAAAACAAGTAGAAGTCCAGTAAGTCATTTAGCTTCTCCAGCAAGTCGCAACTGAGACCCCAAGCGAATCTTAGGATCTTCATCTACTAAACCAATAAGATTATCTCCAAGAAAAGTAAGTGCAAAGCGTCTTAAAATTGGATCCTCCCCTTTAGCCCAATAATCCACCATAGCTTTATAGTCCTGTACTTTGAGTATGCAATCCCAAAGAGATTTACCGGAAGCATCTATCTTATTGTTGCGAGTTGATGAAAATTGTAAACGTAAAAGATAGTTGTCGCTTTCAATTGACTTAAATACGAACGCAATATCTTGGACTTTTAATTCTTCTCCGTAGTAGTCAGTAAAAAGATTAGTAGATTCTCTACGAAGGGCATTACAAATCCGAGAATAAACTATTTTAGCAATATGCTCTTGCTCAGATTTTAAAAATGTAACTGCAGCTTTCTTTTCTACAGTAGCTTTTCTACTCTTCAGACTTTTTTTTATCGTTTCAATACGTTTATCCATTGTTAGGTAATTCTTAAGAAGCAATTTAGGATGCTGCTCATAAAGGAAATCGAACATCAAGAGTAAAGTTCTATTTTCTTCAGTAATTCTTGTCTCAAAGATTCTAATTAGAGAATGGTCCCCACGAGGCTCTGGAATGAATCCCCAGTATGCCTTTGATAGAAAGGCATAATTAGCATTTTTAGTTTTAAAACCGAAAAATCTCACATCTTTTGCATTAGGTGCCGTACTATCATATAATAATTTTACAGACTTCTTAACCACATATTTTGCAATATGCATCACATATTTATCTGTGAGACCGTAAGCTGCAATTTTTTCCCTGATTTCTTTATATTGCTCTTCCTGCATCTTAGATTCCTTCGTTGACTTTTCATTATAAATATTATACTATATGATCAAAGAGAGGTCAACAAATATGAAAGCAGTTGTAGTAGATTTAGAGCTTGCGCAAAACGAAGGAACTACTCCGAAAATAATTGAGATTGGAGCAGTATGTGTGCACACAAAGTCACACGATGTTCTCAGTGTTTTTAGCAAATTAGCAAATCCAGGCGAGCTACCTTGCCAAAGAATAACTGACCTAACTGGAATTTCAAAAGAAATGATACAAGGAGCTTTATCGCTCAAAGAGGTTTTGGCAGATTTTTGGCTATGGTTTGAGAATTGTAAGACTGGAACCGAACTTTTAAGCTGGGGAAGAGGAGATGTTCATCTTTTAGTAGAAGCCTCGAAAGAATTAGGAGTCTCTTATCCCGAGAAGATTAGATGCTTTGATGTAAAACAATTCAGTAGTATGTTTAGACAAGCTCGTGGCTCAAAGGCAAAAGGCGGACTCGCAAATACTTTAGAACTCTTTGGTATAAACTTTGAAGGTAAAGCTCATGCAGCTGCTGTAGATAGTTACAATACAGCTAAGGTTCTTTTTTACATTGACCAGACAATTGAATTTGCATATGACACAGAAAAGAAGTTTGGACCAATGAAGATTAGAAACGAAAATGCAGCTTCAAAACAATTCTTTAATAAATTTGATAGAAAGGGATAGAGGAGTGACTACCAGAAGATCAGCTCCACGAAAACATTTCTTTTTTCCTGGTCAACAATTTAAATATTTTACTCTTGAAAGAGAGCTCGGAAGAATTAAAATTGGTGGGAGATCACATGTCAACTGGCTCTGTTTATGTCAGTGCGGTCGAGAATTCACATCAACAGTCAAAAATCTTATCAGAGGAAAAGTAGCATGTGGTCAATGTGGCATCTCATATGGAGGACTAAAAGGTAGATATAAAAACAACGATCCAACATTGGCCCTATATAAATCTAAATATAGAGCATATAAAAATGGAGCTAAAAATAGAGAGTTGGATTTTTTCTTGATTGAGGAGGAAGCATATCAGCTATTTAAGTCAAATTGCTTTTACTGTAATATTGAACCTTGTCTTTCTCTTTTTCCATTTACAAAACATGATTCTGAAAGACCAGTTGTATATGCCAATGGAATAGATCGCATAGATTCAAATAGAGGGTACGTAGTAGATAACGTCGTACCTTGCTGTCATATTTGCAACAGAGCAAAGAGTGATATGAATCAGCAAGAATTTTTAAAATGGATTCAGGAATTAAGGAGCAAAATGCATGCCCAGGATTAAGCATAACTATTTCTGCAATCAAGTAATTGGAAACTTTACCTTAGTTAATCCAATTACTCGGTATCATCCTAAAAATGGATATCCCAGAATTAATTGGATTTGTAGATGTAAGTGCAATTCCATAGTAGAGTTGACAAAAATTGATCTTGGGTCCGCCAGGTATGGGAATAAGGTATCATGTGGATGCGCATCTAAAGAAATAAAAGACTCACTCTATAATAACAGATATATGTATGCATTAAGAGCATATATGAGTGATTATAAAGACGTAGCACAAAGAAGAGGATTTCAGTTTAATTTAACTGAAAATGAGACCTTAATTTTAATTCGGAAAAATTGTCATTATTGTAAGATGGAACCCAAGGAAGATATCAAAAATAGGATGAGTAAAAGTTCTATAAGGGACTATGTGTCGTTAAAAGTAAATGGAATTGATAGAATAGATAGTAATAAACATTATGACATTGAAAATGTAGTTCCTTGTTGCTGGATTTGCAATAGAGCAAAAGGGAACGAATCTTATGAGGCATTTGTGCAATGGATACAAAGGATTTCAAAATGAATAAAATAAAAGCAACTTTTATATCGGATCTTCACTCTCAACATAGAGATGTCTACATCTCAAAATGCGACTTACTATGTATAGCAGGTGATCTGACATATAGGGGTGAACTTGATGTCTTACGCGATTTAAATCAATGGTGCGGCGAACTAAAACAAGAGGGCAAAGTAAAAGAAGTAGTCATCATAGCTGGCAATCATGATCTAACTACGTGTCCTAAAAAACCAGAGTATAATCCCTCCATTAAAGAGAGCTTTTTTACAAATTGCCACTATCTTGAAAATAGTAGCATAGAGCTTATGGGGCTTAAGTTGTACGGCTCACCTGCAAGTGCCTTTTTTCATAATTGGGGTTGGAACTATCATCGGGGAGAGGAAATACAAGCAGTTTGGGATCTAATGCTGCAAAATCACCTTGAGAAAAAAATTGATGTAATCCTTACGCACGGACCTTGTTTTAAAATACTTGATTGGGTTGAGAGAGAGGATTGGATTTTTGATCATTCAGGTGGTCGTATTAAAAAGAAAAAAGAACACGTAGGAGATAAAGATTTGCTTAAAGTAGTTAAGCAAATTCAACCTACTTTGTTCTGTTCAGGACACATACACTGTGCTTACGGGACTATACAAAAAGAAAATACACTGTTTGTTAATGCATCTACCTGCACCGAAGAATATAATCCAGTAAACCCACCTATCGTAGTTGATTTTGAACAGGTAGACGGCAAATGGAAAGCTAAAATAGTTAATCCATCTTAAGTGGAATTTGTACCATAGTAGTAAGAAAGAGAGCTTGCTCTCTTAAGCGTCTATTGGTCAATCCTTTTATTACTTTGCCGTTATCTTTATTCCATTTTGGAAATTCAGCAGCTGCTCCAGCAAGGTCGCCCTTATTCAAGAGCTTAAGCATCGTAGATGTTCCAAATGCTTTAAGTCCAATATTATAAGTAAGACAAACTAAGGCATCAAAGTGATTTTGACTTAATTCAATTGTGACCAAGTCATTTACGCCTTTTTCAAAATTTTTGACTACATTTCTCATCAACTCATAGGCTCTCTCTTGAGTAATGGGAGGATCTTTCATAGTGACTCGCACACCATTTTCATAGTAAGTAGATCCGTAACCAATAGTAGGAACGCCACCACCATCTAAATAGGGAGAGGTTCTGAGTCCTTCATCGTGTGTAAGACACTTGATCCCGTTGTCGCTAATTTTCATATCTTTTGTCATTTTATTTCTCCTTGTCTTTTTAAAAATTGAAAGTATAATGTATTATGAAAAAACATCCAAAATTGATAATTACAGATTTAGATAATACAAATCTATGTTGGTTTAAGTACTTCGCTCATTCTACAAAAAAATCAATCCTCCTTGCTTCTGAGATAACCAAAATACCCTATGAGCAGCTTTGTGATGAATTCAAGCAAGTTATAGATAGAGAGGATAATATTGAATATCCTTTTGCAATTCAATTACTACCTTCTATAATGAAGCATTATGATTTTGATGTTAAAAAAATTCTTAGTGAATGCGCTAATCCTGCAAGAAGCATCTTTAAATTAGAAGCATATCCTTATCTTAAGCCTTACGATAATGTTCTACGAACTATTCAGAAGATTAAAACTGAATACCCTACTACTAAGCTGGTGATACTGACCGATGCTCCTCTTCAATTAGCAATAGCTCGTCTTCATAAAATGAGTATCTTAAACTACTTTGATGGTGTTTATGGTCTTGAAAATTCCAAGATACCGCTCATCAAAAATGAAGTTGCTGTGTCGCAAGATCTTCTACTTAAGAATCTTGATAAGTGGAGATATGGCTTCATAGGAAAGGCACGAGAGCTTCCAAATGATTATAGAAAGCCTTCACCAAATGGCTTTAAGAACATTCTTCTTGATTTTAATTTAGAACAATACGAAAAAAGTGATATTGTTTATATTGGAGATAATGTTCACAGAGATATTTTACTTGCCAATCAGATGAAGACAACTTCGTGTCTTGCAGCTTACGGTCTTAAAGTAGATCCACAGCTTGTAAAGACTATAAGAGAATTTATCCCCGAAAGATTTATTCACAAGGGACTTGATCTCTCGAAAGAGCATCCGCGACCAGATCACATCTGCGAAGATTTCTCAGATTTACTAAAAATTTTGGAGAATTTATGAGCAACTTAGAAAAGAATGATTCGCTATATGATCAATTTGCTGTTAAATATCAAGTTCCCGATTATCGCAAATTTATTTCAACAGAAAAAGATAAACCCTTAGTTGATTTTCTTTCTAGATGTACCCTTTTTATTGAATACCGAGGAAACGATCTTTGGTGTGTAAAAGATGATTTTGGCACAACATATTCAATGGTAGGTTCAGAGTACGAGTCTCTTCCTTCAAGTAGAACAGATGACTATTTAAAAAACTTTCGCTTTTCAAAAGAAGAAGCTTTTAAGGTTGCGGCAACAAATTATAAAGAAATGGTTCTTGAATATATTTCATCTCCAGGTCTTAGCGATGTGCGCGATAGATTAAACTACTTTATAGATTTAGTACTTGAGGATCTGGAAAAGTTCAAATGATCTCAAAAGAGTACTTCTTAGAAAAAATTGAAGCAGCTCTAACAGAGCATCTTAACAATGTTTCTATCTTCTACGATAGGGATGACTATCCCGATGCAGCAACCTTAATAATAGTCTCTGACTCTTTTGAAAGAATGCACGCAGTAAATAGAGCTAACTTTATTTTATTCTTAATGAAGAAGACTCTCGGAGAAGAGCTTTACAACGGATTATATAGTTTTGTTGGAATGACAAGTAACGAATACAATGTGAGAAGTAAATGAGAATTTGTGTAACAGGTGGAAGAGATTATTTTAACGAAGATTTTGTAAAAGATGTCTTTAAGAAACTTCCGCAACTCTCTTTTGTAGGTGTAGGTTGCGCAACTGGCTTAGACGCTATGGTAAGAGAATATGTAAAGCTAAATAACATACAACATCAAGTCTTTAAAGCAGACTGGACTAACTTAGGAAGAAAAGCAGGTCCAATACGTAACGAAGAGATGTTAAAAGGATCTAAGCCAGATTTTCTCCTTACATTTATTGGTGGAAGAGGTACAAACAACTGTACTCTTTTGGCTCAAAGCTTTGGAATTAAAACTATAGATTTAAGAGACGAGACTCTTAAGGGTCTGGAGATTTTCAATGTTTGAACTTGTTTTCTACAATGAAAAAGGATATATAAAAGGATATAAGTGCAAATCTTTTTACGAAGCTTTAATGACAGGGCTTGATAGTGGCAAAGAAGATAGAGCTCATGATATTGAATATTTTCAAATAATTAATATGAAGAATGGTAGGATAATTAATTATAGGAAGTCAAAGGACGGAAAGTGGAATGAAACTTAAAGCAGCTTTTGATGTAGACGGAACTCTCATCCATCAATCTGGTGATCTTATAGATACTCCACGCTATGAAATAATACAACTATTCCAAATATTGGAATCGTTGGGAAACGAAATGTTCATCTGGTCAGGTGGTGGAGTATCTTATGCTACTGAATGGGCTAGTAAGCTTGGACTTAACGCTGAAGTAGTAGAAAAAGGATCCTTTATTCCTGATATTGCAGTTGATGATGAAGCTCACGAATCTGATAGAAATTTAGGCAAGGTAAATATAAAGGTATGAAGCATAAATTATCTTTAGATCAGCTTATAGGAAAAAAGGTCTTTGTTTATTATAATTTACATAAATTCTGCTGGAGTGTAAAGTCCCTTGCAGGTGACACTAAAGGTAAAGTAGTAGCTCACTTAGATTTAATTTATCTCAAGGATCCAATTTTTAAAGTATCTCAAAAAGGTCGTGACCGAGTACTCAAACAAAAGGTTAAAAACGTACATGCAGGAATCGTAGGAATAATTTCAGAGAAAAATGAAATTAATTACGAAACTCAGGTGAGCTACAATCCTTACAAGTATTCTTTCTTTTATGACAAGAAAGATAACTCTCCAATTTTATCAGCTAAATATGTACAAATGAATACAGGCAAAGTTTTTTGCTCATTATAGGAACTTTTATGGACTTACAAACTTTTTTAACTACAATGCAAAACTCTTTGAGTGAATACTTAAATTCTTTTGAAATAAAGATTAAAAAGGATAATTTACCTCAAAGCATTCAATTTATAGTTCTTTCTGAAGAATTTGAACGAATGGATAGAGGTAATAGAATTATGTTTATGGCGGCTATGGCTGAAAAGTCTTTTGGGCTTCCATTATCTTTTGGACCAGCTGGTTGCGCACTTACCTTTAAGGAGGCTAAAGAACTTGAAGTTATTTAAGCTTTTAAATAAAGAAGGTTTTTATTATTCTGCAATTCCAGGTACTTTAGGTGGATACTCAAGAGGAAAATCTAAATTATATGGCAAGTTAGATTGCCGCTCTGCTCTATATCACATTTCAAAAGGACACTATATTAAATATAGAGTCTTCTTTGCTTCAGAAGAAGATGCTTTAGCTGCTGGATTTAGAGCCTGCAAGATTTGTATGAAGTAGTTCAGCAACATAAAGAGCTAATTTCCTTTCTTCATCGTTTTCAGATACAAGAAAAGGTGCCAAGTCACCAATATCGCCATGTCCTACAATTTGCTTGAAAACTTTTTTAGGTAAAAGGCTTACATAGGTTCTTGTAGGTTCCGGAACAACAGGATCTGGCATATCATCTTTTATGAGAATACTCTTATTTAAGAAGATTACATCCGAAGTTCTATAATAAGCTATGTCGTCATCCCCCATAACGAGAAAGAATTCATAATCCTTATCTCTGATTTTGAGAGTTGCTTTTTTAAATATCAAACTATCATCACACGGATTACTGTTATTCATTTATTGAGTTTCCCCATTTTGCAATTGCTTCTTTTCTTATAAGCGAGTAAGTTGAAGTAAGAGCTAAAGGCAAGTTTTTCTTTTTAAGAAGCTCTTTCTTTTCTTTCAAGAAAATTTCAAAGTGACCTTGTTTTGTAAGATTGTCTTTTGCATAAGCTTCTAAATCAAGACCTTCCCAATTCTCTTGGATAGCAACATCAAGAGCGTACCGGCGTACGTGAGTATGAGGATCATAGAGACCTAACTCTACATATTTTGTACCACACGGCTTAGAAAACATAGCAGTTATGCGCTGATACCATATTTTGCTCTTCAAATACTTCTCCCGAATATAGTCAGGACAGCAAGGATGTTTTAGTAGTTGTCTTTCATAATACCATCCGAGAGACTTTGTTCTATACCAAATAACGTTCATTTCAGAAGAGGTAAAGAAAGTTTCCTTAAACTTCTTGATTGAAGTAAGGCCATCTCCAAATACAAATTGATTTACTCTTTGCTTCTCACTAAGTTTTATCATAAAACTCCGAAGTAATTGAAGATTTATCTCTATCTTTATTAATTATATGATGATTCTCCTCTTCTTTCAACGTTGAGCATTGATTTTTCTAATATGTAGAGATAGGTTTTATTTCAATTAAAGGAGAAATTAACTATGGCAGATACGCTTATAGCTTCTCGCTCATCGGGTGAAGATATTGTATTTAAAACAACTATCGGTGGAGTTCTCACTGAAGCCTTTCGTATTGCAGCAAACGGCACGATAACAAACATAAATATTAGTTCAAGTCTCTTTGGCAATGGGCTTGTTACAACTCCCTCAATTTCTTTTACAAGTGACTCAAATACTGGCTTATATAGAGTTGGAGAAGGAAGCGTTGGATTCTCAGCAAATGGAGTATTAGTAGGCAGCCATAGCTCAACAGGTGCTTGGACATTAGGACCCAGTGGCTTTACAGGAACCAATACAATAAACGGCTCTATTAATATACCAGGAGCTGGCAGCTTCTATGCACCAGCTTCTAATCTTCCTTATATAGGAGGACAACAAACTAATTTAATGCTTTCTACTACCGGATCAGGAGATATATATCTAAGTGGTGGAGCTTACAATGATGGTACCTGGAGAAATGGAATAGTAAATAGAGCAGGATCATCTTTTTCTGCACAATCAACATCTACTCTTTCAGGGACCGCTTTCTTTTTTCAATCCCAACAAAATTATAGTTCACCAGCTGGAACCAGTATTCCATTCGTAAATATTGCCACAGCAACAGCAAGTGGCACTTGGATATTTGGAGCAAACAGCTCAACAGCCAGAAATCTTATAGTAAACGGAACTGCAGCTACAGCAGCTGCTCACTTAGGTGGTGGAGGATTGGTTCCTGTTGGTTCAATAGTTGCTTATAATCCAGGATATTATACAAATGCAAGCAACGGTGGATTTACAACAACTGGTCCAGCAGGAAACTCAGTAGCTCAAATAAATACATTTATCAATGCGGCTGGATGGTATGTATGTGACGGAGCTGCTCTAAACAATGTATCTTCTCCAATTTGGAATGCAGCTGGAAGAAACCTACCCAATCTAACGGATAGCCGCTTCTTAATGGGATCTATTTCAGCTGGGGCAACTGGAGGTGGATCTACTGTTTTAGCTGCTAATCAAATTCCTACTTTAACCTCTACAGGTACAGTAACAAATACAGGGACAACAGTAGGACCTGTTAATACAGGAACGCAAAGTGCGTTTCATACTCACCCTGTAACGGGAAATACGAATACAGATGGAAATCATCCTCATACAATAAGCGATCCTGGGCACAATCACACAGCAACAATATTTGGAGGCCCAAATACTGGCTTTGCAAATAACACAACAGGACTTGTTAGAGGGGGTGGATCTGTGCAACCATCAAATTTCGGCACTGCAGAGGGTAATACAGTAACTGGAACTGGGATCTCTGTCAGCAATACCGGCTCAGATCATAGCCACGGAATATCGTTTAATTCAAGTACAGAGTCTGTAAGTCACACTCACACTATTCCATCATTAACAGTAAACTCTGGTCAATCAGTATCTGTTGCCTATACCAATGGCTCACCACAACCAGTAGACACTATACCTAAATACTTATCTACTTACTTTATAATAAGAGCTTTTTGATTAACTAAAGGAAAAATTATGGCAAATAGATATTTCAATAATAAAGAGCCTAGTGGAGACTTAGTCTTTCAAGTCGGAGCCACCGAGGTAATGAGAATCAAAGCCGCCGGTACTTTGCAGATAGCAACCATTCAAGGATTAGCAAATGGCTCTGTTTCAGCTCCGAGCTTAAATTTCTCTTCTTCTGGCAACGAAAATACCGGACTGTATTTAGTAGCGACCGATAGTCTTGGCTTCTCTGCAAATGGAGTGGCAGTAGGTAGTTATAATAGCACAGGCGCTTGGACATTAGGACCAGTTGCTGGTACCCAAATCCATACTATAAACGGAACCACTTCAATTAAGCACGAAGTAACACCAGCAAATCCTAGTACTGGCTACCTAGGCTTCTATGCTAAAAGTGATAACGCAGTCTATACAAAAACATCAGCAGGAACTGAAAAAAAGATAGCCTATCAAGGAGAAGGGATTGGGTTTAATCCAGTAGGATCTATTGTTGCAATAGCCTCTAATATCACTAATAGTTTTCCTATACCATCCTCAGGTACCGTATCTCAAGGATGGCAATATTGCGACGGAGCCGCAATTACTGGACAGACACTAGTCGGCAACACACCAAATTTAACAGGAAATAGATTCTTAATGGGGTCTACCTCATCTGGAGCAACTGGAGGTTCAAACACTTTTGCTCCATCTGGCACTATTGGTGGATCTCAAAATATAGATCATTCTCATCAATATTCTCACACACACACCACCGATGCACAGCTAGGAAATATTGGTCTTTATCATACTCATACGGCAAATCAACATCGTCATGATTTTCACATTGCACTCTATGATAATTCATATACAGCTACCGCTTCCAACGCTGCAATGGGAACACCAGGAGCGAACCACGCAGGCGCATACAGATACAGTACCGGTACATTTGATGGAGGCAATTATGATGGAACTACCATAAACGATACCCACTACAACGGGGGAGCTGGCACCTTATCATTTGGAAGTGTATTAAGAATGCGCTCGACAGGAGACACTAATACATCAACCGACACTGGAATGGATTATAGACTATCAGATTACAATGCTTCTCATGGTCACACAACTAATTCACAATCAACTACCACTACTACTGGTATGAACACTAATACAGTTGTCAACGGAAGTAATTTTACTTTTACTGGCAGCTCAGCAGAGTCAAGACCATTGTATTTATCTGTTCAATATATTATAAGGGTTTCTTAATCTACTTAATACTTAAAGGCTTTCTCATAATGCAGAGGAGATTAAAATATGATTTATAGGACTCAAGGATTCACTCCTACAAATGGTGTAGTCACTGATGGCTATGATAGCTTTCAAGCTTTAGTAGAAGGTGTCGATGCAATCTTAGTTGAGCATCCAAATTCACTTGCACAAGCAGTCGTAGATATTCAAAAAACTTTAGTCGATGGATATGCATTTACTAATCTACTCCCACGCGCTAATAATATTACCTTAGAAGAAGGTCAAACCTTTATCTATAATTCTATTACAGACACCTTAGTTCCAGGAGCATCTGGAGATTCAAGTTTAAAATTACAAAGTATTACAGCAACAGGAACGCTTTTAGTCAAAGGCGGTAAAATGTTTCTGGGTAACGGAAGAGAAATTGCCACCTATGACGGAACAGGAACATTAACTTCTGATTTTTTTACAGATCTTTCCTTTGATGTAGACTCCCTTTCTCTTATTGAAAATGGATCTATTCTTTCAAATACAACCTATTATGTTTATATAGATTTAAGTACGATTTTACCTACTACAATCGCAGCAGGTGCAAGTCAAGGTCGCAAGGTCTATGGAGTAACTTCCTCTAACTTTGTACTTTCAGCTGCACTTCCCGACACTCTTAATTTATTTAGGTATGCTCCGCTTGGTTTCATTAGAAATATAGGTGGTGCAAATTCATGGTCAACTACTGTAGTAGATACTTTGGCTTTCCGTAGACACGACAGACCAATTGGATCATTTAGTCCAGTTGTCTATACTAACTCCTTAATTACAGTTGCAAGTGTAGGGAATATTGCTCACGGAGCAAATATAAATCCTGAAGATCAGTTCTGGACAGCTCAGTTAAACGGAATTGATGGATATGTTTCTCAACTTTCAGATAATTGGCTGGTAGATGTTGTAGATGCAAACAATGTAGAGGTTGACTTCTCCTTCTTAGCTGTTGGAGATACAGTAACTCTTAAACTTGAAAATAGAGGACTAACTAATCTAGGTACTACACCAGTAAAGACTTATACGATTACTGCACCAGCAAATGCAATCTCTCTTCCCTTAGGTCACGGTTTAAGCGGAGTACCTACTTCACTATCTCTAATGCAAGAGATCGTAAGCGGTGAATTTGAGCCTTTAGATTTTGGTTCTTTTCTAAGTGTAACAAATACACAAATAAAAGGATCCTTAGCTCCACTAACAACCACAGTTGTAAAGATTGTGGCAAGTGTTGGAGCTGAAGCAGTTTCAAGTTCTTTTTATAGAACAAAGATAGTAGCAGCGAATACAAGTATTTTTTCAGGCGACGAATTTTTAGTAGATACTTCGGCTCCAAGAGTAATAACTTTACCATCTTCTCCAAGTACTGGAGATAGAGTAAGAATTATAGACTTTACTGGAAATGCAGCCACGAACAATATAACAGTAGGAAGAAACAGTAGCAACATAGAAGCAGTAGCTTCTGATTTCATTATTAACGCCAATCGCGGAAGTATAGAATTAGTTTATTCTAATGGAACACAAGGTTGGATCATCCTCAGCTTGTAATTGCTTAATGCAGAAGGAGAAATAAATGGCAGATTATATATCGAGATTTCAAACAACTTCAACTTCTATCGCAGATGATAGCATTGTAAATGCAGATATCAATTCTGCAGCAGCAATTGCTGGAACAAAGATTAATCCAAACTTTGGATCACAAATAGTATTAGCAGGAGATGGTACCGTAGGAGCTCCTGGTCTATCTTTTAGTGGAGATTCGAATACAGGTATTTATAGAATCGGCAGTGATAACTTAGGATTTAGCGCAGGTGGAGCTAAAGTAGGAGAATATAGTTCAGTAGGTGCCTGGACTTTGGGACCTACTTCCGGAGCTACTCATACAGTCAATGGTAATCTTAATGTTACAGGAAATGGACAAGGAATAATTCCTCGTGGAGCTATAATAGCAATTTTCCCTCATCTTTCTGCTTTTGGTGCCTACACAACTTCTGCAACCACAGTTCCAGATGCAAACGGCTTTGTTCTGTGTCAAGGACAAACACTAACAGCGGGTGTAATGATTGGAGCTGTAATTCCTAATATAAATAATTCTGTCTTCTTAAGAGGCAGCTCAACATCTGGAGGATCTGGTGGTTCCGCAACAAGAACTTTAGTTTCAGGCAATATACCTACCTTAACATCTACAGGAACAGTAACAAATACTGGAACAACTGTAGCTACTAACACAGGAGCTGGTACAAACCACTTTCACGGAGCATCTGGATTAAACTATCCAGGAAGTGGAGTTACTGGATCTGTAGGTGGAAGTGATGGCACACATCCACATACAATTAGTGATCCGGGACACTTTCATACTACAAGTGCCACGGGTGGTTTAACAATTGGTGTAAACGCTTCTGGGCATTCAGATGCTCCAGGTGGATCTCCTTTTACTACAAATACCGACACTAAAGGCACAGGAGTATCTGTTGTAGCAGGTCAAGGCGGCCATGGTCACGGATTTTCCCTATCAGCAAGTGCAACAGGAATTACTGGAAACACAGCTGGAGAAGCAGCACATACTCATCCAATTCCATCTTTAACAGTCAATAGTGGACAGTCGGTATCTGTTACTTATAGCAATACTGCCTCTTCATTTAATATTGAACCAACATATATTAACGCAGTATATATAATGAGAGTAAATTAAATCTTTCCTTTCTCCTTCTCTCTATACCCACCTTTTGGTGGGTTTCTTTTTATATTGATTTTTTAATCTAAATAGACGATTTATCGTATTAAAGGAGATAATATATGAAACTCGATACTCAAAATAAAATGAAAGAACTCTTTGAAGAAGCTTGTGCTAACGCTGAAAAGGCTCGCGACAAAGGCGTAGCTGCTCGCGCTCGTGCTGCTCGCAAGAATCTGAGCGAAATTAGTAAACTATGTAAACTTGCTCGTGAAGAGCTTCTTGAAATAATGAAGAAGGATTAATACTCCTAAAGGAGTAGGCCAATGTATGAAAAACTAATTAAGGATCTTAATAATTCTTTCGTACTCACTGGAAGTGAGGTATTTTATATACATAATGTTCATAAGATAGCTTCCACCTACTTCTTCTCTCATTCCTATAATTACTCTGAAATCAATTTAATAGTAGACGCAGATTGCTATTATGTTGAAAATAAATTGTGCTCTAAGCAGCCGGTCTTTAATATAAGTCTCACTGTTGATCAGTTTGAGACTATCCCTGCAACTAAAGAAAATGTAGTTCCACTTCTTGTAGACAACTGCGCCCTAATTCGGTCAGTAGCTCAAGACTTTTTCTCTCAAGTTGCCTAATTAAAAAAAATCCGTATAATTAAACTATAAGGTTTAAAACTTGTAGTTATTTTTTATATACAGAGGATTCTATGACAGAACTTAGTCAAGAGTGGCTTCAAGGTTATAGGATAGGTTACACTAATCAAAAAAGTGATTTACACAAGTCTTCAGAATATTACGCTGGATACAACAGAGGATTGTCTGACGCTATTAAAGATTTTAAAATAATTTTGAAACCTAAAAAACCTTCTATTTTTGGAGATAATTAATGGATAATTTTAATTTATTTTGTTTTTCTCATCCATATTATAATGCCGAATGCTCCAAGTCAGTAAGCTCTCCAACTCTGACTTGTAAGACTTGTTGTCGTATTTTTGTTTCCTATCAACGTAGAAAAATGGAAAAGGAAAAAGTCAATGTCGCCACAACAAATTAAGCTTCGTGAAATAGACTACGACAGACTATCTGGTACCTTTGAACAAATACAGGAATTTCTACAAGAATTAAAGCTTGAGTATCCTGAAGCTGTAGGTATAGATTACGAAATGTATTCGTCGTCATATGGCGAGACCAGCAAAACTTTCTATCTTTATAGACTTGAAACTGGCGAAGAATTCTCAGCAAGACTTGAAGAACACAAACAAAGATTGGTCCAAAAAGAGGTTGACAAACAACAAAAAGCTAAAGCTCAGCTTTTTGCGGCTGCTAAGGATTTAGGCATTACAGAAGAGTCCTTAAAGGAACTACTAAAATGAATGTCTTCAACGATCTTTTTTCAAAAGAAGAAGCTCTTCAGATAGAAGAGAAGTACTATCTTATGAAAGTAATTCTTCAAAAAATTGAAAAGATTAAGGATCTAAAATCTATTTTAGGAGTAGATGAAGCTACTCTTGAGCAAATTACTAAAGGTAAAATAGGATCCTTTACTATTGAAGAGCTTAAGATTTTTATCAAAAAATTAAATGAGGCAAAGTAATGTGGCAACTTGGAAGACAGGGAAGCGGATACTTCAAGAGACTTATTCTTTCCAGTAGCTTCCCAGTTCCTTTTGATATTTATATTTTAAAGTATCCAAATGGTTCTCACATAGATTGGCACACAGATCCAGTCTTAAACTACAAACACTATAGACTTAATATATTCCTGAGACAGCCTTCTCAAGGTGGTCAATTTTCTTGTGAGCAAAAGCCTATCTTAAGTAATAAATACTTTCAATTCTTTAGACCTGACATCAATAAACATAAAGTGGATAAAATAATTGGATCCACAAGATATGTTCTATCAATTGGATTTTTAATTAAGGATTCAAAATGAAATTTACACCAATTTTTTCTTCACAAGATCAAACAGTTAATTTTGTTGCAGACCACTTAGATGGTGGTAAAGTAGAGACTCGTTTTGTAAGACGCAAAGATGAATATTTTATTACCTACCTCTCTTCTCAAACTGGATGTGTTAAAGGTTGTAAATTCTGTCATTTAACAGCTACTAATCAAACTACATTTACTCACGTTGATAGAGATCTTTACGATGCTCAAGCAAGGACAATTTTTAGTTACTATAAATCTCTTCCTCAAGAGCAACAAAACGCTCAAGTAGTTCATTTTGACTTTATGGTTAGAGGAGAGCCACTCGCCAATAAGCACATTTTAACAGATGGTTTTAATATCTTAAGTTCCTTGAGTTCTCTTGCAAGAGATAACAATCTAATCCCCAAGTTTAACATCTCTACTATTATGCCTGTAGAGGCATCTAGAAAGCGCCTTGCCTCTATCTTCTCTGGTATTTATCCTACTATTTACTATTCACTCTATTCACTTAATGACGCTTTTCGTACTCAATGGATGCCTCAAGCTATGGATCCATATAAGGCACTCGACATCCTTGCAGCCTATCAACAAGACAGTAAAAAGATTATTAAAATTCACGGTTGCATTATTGATAAAGAGAATGATTCCTTGGAAGATTGGTATAATATTCTTGAAGAGGTAAAGAAGAGAGAATTGATGGTTTCTTTTAATATTGTCAAATATAATCCTTATTCTGATGCTTTTGGCAAGGAAGCATCTACAGAGTCAATTAATAAAATTAATGAATTAATTAAGCAATATCAAAGCTCCAAAATTATTGAGCGAGTAGGCTTTGATGTAAAGGCAAGTTGTGGAATGTTCGTATAAAATTAAGGAGCTACTATGAAGATACCTGGAACTGATATTATGATACCTGGAACTGATATTATTAGTATTGAAGGTTCTTTTACTACAGCAGATATGTCAACTACAATAAGCACCTTTTTCCCTTCTCGAGAATCACGAGATCATAGCTGGCAGATTGGACCTATAGATGCAGTGTCTCAAGCTTTAGAAATTTCAGACGAAGACTTAACTTTGAAGCTTACATCCTCGCTTAAGCAAGATCGTGAATATGCCGAAGCAGTTTTAAAACTAAAGAAACAATTGGTCAAGCTTCTCAAGGGAGAATAGATGAAAGAATTTTTACATTGGCTTTTTACGTTAAGTTTCAAAGAAGATGGATTTCAGCTTTCTTGGAATACTCTTCCTTCTAAATATGGGTATCTTGGATTTAAAAAAGAGTTTTATGATGGTCCTATGTTTTGCTTTGGTTTCTATTTTTGGCACGTAGTAATAACTCCAGGAGCTTTTCCATCTATGATGGAAACATATGATCTAAGAGATGCTCTACTTGATGCAGTAGAAATAAATCCAGAAGTACATTTGCTTTCAAATAATAAGACTGTAAGAGAGTATGCCATAACAATTTTAGAAGAAAGAATAAATAATGCTCAAACACAGCTTGAAGATTTAAAAAAGAATAGGTAGGAGAATAAAGAATGTCGTTAATTAATATGAGTGCGAACGGAACTACACTACTTGAAGTAACAGAGGTAGAAGCAGAAGTAAAGATGCATATTTCAGACGAATTTTTGGTTGCAATTACAAAAGCAATTCAAAGAACTAAAAATACAAGTAGTTCAGATTTAGCTATTCTTCAAACCTCTTCCCTTGCAAGAGATAGAGACCTTGCTGAAGCAATAATCTACTGGAGAGATAATGCGTAAAGAAGATAGGCCATCTTTCCAATCTATTTATATGAACTTTGCTCTTTCTTTAGAAAAAAGAAGTACTTGCGAAAGAAAGCAAGTAGGTTGCGTTGTAGTAAGTGAAGACTTCCAACACGTTTTAGGAATCGGATACAACGGGAACATTCCAGGTGGTCAAAATCGTTGTGAAGATCCTAAGGCAGCGAGTAATTGTGGATGCGAACACGCTGAATCAAATGCTCTTCTTAAAGTAAACGTCGATTCTAACACTCCTAAAATTCTCTTTACTACTTGGTCTCCTTGTCGTTCTTGTGCTAAAAAGATTCTAATAAAACAAGGAATCAAGCACGTATATTACTGTCGCCGATATAAGGATCTCTCCAGTCTTCAACTCCTGGAATACAACGGCGTAGAGACCAGTCAAGTTGGAGTTCAAGTTACCTTCCACATAAAAGATAAAGGAATTGTAGACTGCGCAGCTGGAGATGATGTTCATCAGCACCTTAACGAGCTTTATCATAGACTTGATGGACCAGCAATAGAAGAAGATGCCGTAGCTTACGGATCCTTTCCTAATCATTATTATATTGACGGAGTTGCTTATGAACTTGTTGATTATATGAGAATTATTAAGGAAGTTAAGAATATGTCTCCTGCCGAAAGACTCACAGATCCTCGCTGGTGGGTAAGGGAATATAAATGAAAGTAAGTGTCATTACTCCAAAGCCATTTTGTGTTGTTTATACCAAGGAAAAAGGAAGAGAAGAGCTTTCTTTCCAACAAGCTCGCTTCATATATGATCCTTCTTCATTTTTACTAACTCTTCACAGAGAAGATGGTCCTGCAGTAGAACATCACAATGAAGCTAAAGAGTGGTTTTTAAATGGATTGCGTCACAGAGAAGATGGTCCCGCTATAGTATGGGAAGATGGGCAAGAAGAATGGTTCCTTCATAATAAAAGACACAGACTTGACGGTCCCGCTCTAATAAATAATGATCTGCTTATTAGGGATTGGTACTTAGATAACGAGCCTCTTATTGAGCACGAGCACATTGCGACAATGAACGAGGTCAATAAAATGACCCTTGCCGAGCGATTAACCGATCCTCGCTGGTGGGTAAGGGAGTACAAACAAATATATTGATTTTTAAATCCCTATTGATCTTTTCTTAAGGAGTAGTCTTGAGCCTTGATTACCTAATTATTTTAAAATGCGTAATCTTAGGTTTAATTCTTGAGCGCAAATTTAATGTTACTGTCTTTTGTGAAAAATTCCTTATTAAACAATATAAAAAGTTCTCTAAAAAGAAGGAGTCTAAGAATGAAAATTCATCTCGCCGAAGTAGAAAATCTACTAAATCTATCCGAAAAAATGGATGAAGAGGGTCGTACTGAAGAAGCAGCAGTGCTTCATCTGGCAGCGCAGAAACTCGTCCAAGCAGCTAAAGAAGACGAAGAAGAGGAAGAGGCAGCAACGGCCGGTCTTTCCGGGAAACAAAAAAAAGCTTTGAAAGCTCTAAAGACCTGTGCAGAAAGAGTAACAAAAGTCTTCGGAAACCGAATTCCAAGAAACTGCAAAGCTGTAGACTCTCACTGCGAAGATATTCTTGAGCTATTAAAGAGTATGGATTTAGATTAATATCTAAGTTCTATTGTATTATAAGTGCGGCTTGACTCTTAAGGGTCTTGCCGTATTCTCTTTTACAAAGAGGTTAAAATGAAACCCTGCGAAAAAGATAACAAGACTGTATTTGATAAAACAACAGACTATTCGATCTACTGTGAATTTTGTAAGATGCACGTAAAAGTCTACCGGTTTAGATCTTGCGAGTTTAGGATTCAAAGTGAACTTGCAAGAGGTAATGATATACTTAGGCCAATCATTGAATCCAATAAGATTGCACAGGTGCAAACTGGTCAAAAAATAGAAGCTGTTGGTGGATATCAACCAGTGGGTGGGGTGGCTCCACCACCTTCTCCAAAAGGAACAGTAGTTAAACCAGCCAATCGTCGAGGTGGCCGTTGACTCGTTATTTTAATTTAGCACCAAGTCAATCAAAATGGTATGCTTTAGATGTAGAAGAACAAATAATAGTTGATTGGTATCATAAATTAGCTCCAGATCCTGTGACTGAAGAGAGGAATTGGGTAATTTATGCTAAAAGCTCTATTATTCACTTACTTCAGCATAAAAATGCCCCTTTTTGGTTGAGAGATAAATACAAAAATCATTCAAAATATGACAGAAGAAAGGCAGCTCTCCTCTATAATTTAGATTATTTAATCTCAAATCTATCAGAGATTTTAAACGACAAAGCAAGTACAATAAGAAAAGAAGCAATGAGTGTAGTCGTTGAATCTTTAGAAAAGGGGCATCTCTCTTCAGAGACGTTAGCTAACATTCCAACTCCCTTGATATTAGAGCTCTTAGCGACAGGTACTCCGTTTGCATTTTTAATAGCGGATTCGTTGAAGATTCTTCTTGATGAAGATAGCTTACCTCTATCACTTTTAAATGAAAAAGTTTTAGTAAGAAATATGGCAACTTGGTTTACCTCATTAAAAAAAGAAGATAAAGATCTTCTTCAGAGTATAATTAAACCCTTACATCCTTTGATCAAAGCCTTGAAGGCTGACGTCCCCTTCATAGACTATGAACCACACTTTGACTCCCTTCTTTCTGTGATTAAAACAATTGCTTCAAGCAAAAATGACAAAGTCTCTATGGTTTTTGATTCATTAAGTTGGAGAAACAATGAAAGTGCAATTAAAAAACTAAACACACTTACTGCGAACGATTGGAAAGCCTTTAAAAAGTGGCTTGACCCCGTAAATTTAAAAGAGACTATTATTATTGAGGTGGATTTAGCCCAATGATTAAAAAAATAAAAAGAGTAAGTGAAAATTCAAAGCAAGAAGATGGCTTTAATACTAAAACTATTTTGCCAGAAAATATTGATAATAAATTTGCACAGGTTTTTGAGACCTTTAGTAAAAAAGCACAAAGTATCTCAGACTCTATTCCTTTAGAAGAGGAGGAAGATCAAGATCAATCAAATGAGACATCTTCTTTAGATCAAATATTTAAAGAGGCAATGGACAAACCTAAGCTTCGGAATATAACAAGAAAAGACGCTATTATAATTAAGGAGAAGAAAAATGACTGAATTAAACAAAGATGAAATTACTGTAAACGGAATTCCAGTTAAGGATCTTTCAGCTGCTGGTCAAAAGATTTTTGATAAACTTGTTTCTCTTAAAAAAGAAACTGATGATTTAGCTGCTTTGTTTCAGTTAAAGCATGCAGGCTCTATGGAACTTGAGGAAATGTCTAAAACTGAAGAAGACTTGGCCTTTAAAGCTAAATTATCTACCAAAGCTCAAGAACTTGCTGCAGTCGCAAAGCAAACTCTTTCTCAACACGAAGCAAAACAAGGTGCATTAAAAGAGTTTTCAGATATGCTTCTTACTGAAGTTAATGAGATTAAAGCATCTCAAGAAGTTGCTCCTCAATGAAGATAGAGATTTTCGATCCGAGATTATTGGATCTCGGAGTTCCATCCACTCTTTCTTCAGATCAATTAACGATAGAAGAAATGGAAAATGGAGATAAAGTCGCCTTTTATTTTGACAGCGAATCTTCAAGAGTTCTTGAATTGCGAATAAGAGGCAATGAGATCTTTGATCCATTCTTCGAGAATGTCATTGGTCGCCTCGATATGAAGTAATGTTATTTTCTTCCAAAAAGAGGAATAACATTACTTTTAATCTCTCCTTTTATCTCTTTAAATAGTTTAGTAGCCTTATCTCTTTCATATTCATATCGTGACACAAGGTATTGCGCTAGATCTGCAGATTCTAAAAGTCTGTAATTCTTGAAATCCCTTTCCCCAATTTGAGAATCATTTTCTTCAAATAGAGGAATTATGGGTTCAGCATAAAGCAATGCTTGAAATCTGTTACCTTCAAAATCTCCAAAGTCTCCGTAGAAGAAAACCTGTTGCGCGTACACCTTAAATATTTGCTTAGTATCTTTGTGAATAATATAAGATTCATCAGGGAATGGACTTGTTTTCTTTAAATATTCAATTTTTTCTAATTCTATGCTCATATCTAAACTCATTTTTTCCTCCTAAATATATTAATTATACATCTCTATAATAAGAGCTCAACCATATTGATTGCAATCTTATTATAGAGAGAACTTTCTTTAATCATTGGGAGGTAGAATGACCGTCTTTATAAAACGTAATAAATCATCTCCGACCAATCGCTGCATTCGTCAGACAACGCTTCCCATTCGATTACACATAGGCGAGGAATGTGAAACAAAGCTCACAGGCAACGTAATGCCTGACGCTTACGATGGATACAATGATGGATATCAGTGCATCTCTGACACTCCTTCAGTTACTCCCAAACCAAGTATGGATAAGTGTGGTTACCACAGATACACAGCTCCTGAAGTATTTTCAGGTATCTCATCTGACGGAAGATGCCCTTCTCCTTATAGTAGAGGGATATTAGCTAACGGCGGAATCAACGGAGTAATTAGAGATCGTGAAGAACAACTTATTAATACAACTGGTAAGCCAGTAACTCTCTTAAGAAGACAATTTACAGGACCTCGTTGTCCTTGCTACTCATCAAATAGAGGAAGAAGCAGAGCTCGCTGCGATATTTGTTATGGAACTTCTTATGTTCCTGGTTATATTCCTTATGTTAATCAAAAAGATTCGCTTGGTAGAATCAAGGTTCGTTTTGAGCCATATGCAGAACAACTTGATCGTAAAGAGCAGGGTGCCTTCCAAGAGGTAACTATAAACGCTTGGACACTATCCGCTCCTATTGTAAGACAAAGAGATGTTTTAATAGTTTATGATACAAACGGCGAAGAGGAGTTTAGATACGAAATTCGCAATGTTACAAGGAACGACATCTTTGGAGGAGAGCAGGGCGCTCAAAAATTTACAGTACGTAGATTGGATCCAACGGAGCCAGTATATCTATTTGATCCATTTAAAGTTCCAGATCTCACTGATATCTCTATTGACCTTTCTGCTATCGTTACAGATTACGGCAACATTATCTCCGATCTTCCCTATCAGCAACTTGGAACTCAAGATGATGGAGATTATCCTAATTTAATAACAGAACCATCTTTTGGAGATGGAACCTTTGCTTTTATGTATACAGAAGGTTACAAGATCTCTTACGAAACTAACTTTAGAAGAATATTAGAATTTAAGGAACCACTTTCAATTCCAGATTTTAATGAAGATGGCTTCTTGCTAATATCTGATGGGTACGGTCCAATATTTAAAGATGTTAACGGAAATGTAATAAGATTCTCAACCCCTCAACAATTTGAATCAAATTCTGGATCTAATCCACTTGAAGTCATTGCCGCAGAAAAGAAAAAGAATTTTCTATCTGGTTGGTACAATGGAGCAAAAGATGGAGTTAAAGATGGAGAAATTGAATTAAGAGCAAGAGGATATGAATGGTAAAAGGAATTAAAAATGACTGATCTTCAAATAAGATATCCAGGACAACAAGATATATTGCCTTATACAACTACGGTTACTGTGACGACTGCAGATAATATTAATGCTCTTCGCGAGTCCATTTTAAATATGCAGACAGTCTTGGGACTTAATGTAAATATAGGACTTTTTACTCCTGATCCTACAACTGCTACAGTTGCTGATAGATTAATTAGAATCGAAAGAGGAATTGCAGAAGGAAATATGGTCTTTAAAGAGATCAATGTTTCAGATGCATTACAAGTTCGTCTCGATAGATCCAATAGACCTTTTGTAAATATCGGGCTTGGTACTGATATGAGCATTGCTCCTGTTGTAATAAAAGGACCTCTTACAATTCTTTCTCCAATGTTGGCAGATCCACGAACTTTAATTCAGACACCAGTAACTATAGATGTAACTTCTTTTAATCCTGAAATGTCAACTAATTCCTTAATTAAAGGAAAAGCAAATACATTACAGCCTCTTTTAAGAATCCACGATACGGGAAGCGACGGGTACGGAACTGCTGGAAATCCTGTACCAAGTGATGTCTACGCAGTTCATATTATAGGTAATTTGAAGATAGAAGGAATTTTAGAAGCTGAATTTAGCATAGATCATAGCAAGCTTCGTGGTACAGAAACTACACCTACAGACTCAACTAGAGGAACAGTCAAGCACGTTTCTCAAGGTAACTGGCATTCTCATAGAAAAGGTCGCTATGACGATCTAAAGAAAGCTTGGGTAGTTGATGATTCTATTTCTACTGCAGATTACGGTGTGTTAAATCACAGTGATCTTCAAGGATGGGGAACACTACCAACTCATGATAATAGCTTTACTCCACTTCCCGGAGTAGCTTACCACGTCTCAGGTGGAGACACACACTCTCACGCTAATGGTGATGGTGCACAAATTGATCATAATAATTTAAAGAATATTAATCCAAATTTTTCTAATCATGTTCAAGGTGGAAATACTCACATTCATGATCCATCGGTAAGCGACGGTGGACAAATTTCACATACATTTCTTTCAGATGTAGATACATTTGGTGTAAATGCACTACACGTTACTGGAGGTGATTCTCATAATCATGGATTAGATCAGGATGGAAATCCAATTGGGAATGGAGCTCAATTGGATCATAATCATTTATTGAACATTGATCCAAATAATTCTAATCATGTTCAAGGTGGTAATGCTCATACTCATAATCCAGAGAGTGGTGACGGTGCTCAAATTAGTCACACTTTCCTTTCAGATAAGGGATTATTGACTCACGACGAAATTGATGCTAAAATAGCAACTTTTAAATCTACCAATACTGGCAATGCTTCTTTTATTTCTACTTCTTTTGATGAGATTCAAATTACACACGGAATGGGAACAGATCAATTTAATGTATTTTGGTCAATCAACGGAATTAATTATGCACCTCCTTCTTCAGCAGCTGACGTAGGAGTTATTTATGTTGCAAATAAAGATAGTAGTACTTTTAAGTTAAAGAGAATTGGTGGATCAATTCCCGGTCCAGCAGTAAAAGCTCAAATGACTACAAATCTAACACCAGCTAATAAAAACATTCAGTGGATCGCAAGAAATCCAGGAGCCGCTGGAAACACTATTTCTATAGAGTATGAATCAGAGGCAGCCAACGATCCTATTTTGAGTGGGAATCAAATATATGTTGAAGCCACTTCAATACCTCCAACTTTTGTTGTTCATTTCGATAGTTCTAATAAGCCAACTGCATCACAAGTTAGAGCAGCAGTTCTTCAGAATCCAGTAGCTGCTACTTATCTAACCGCAGATATTGTAAGCGTAGGAGATGGATATATAGATGGATATGCAGCAACAAATTTATCTGGTGGACTTGATAATTCCGGCTTTCAGCAACTTTCTATAGATTGGACAACGGTAGCAAAGATATGATAGAATTAATTTTAATAGTTATTTTTTACTCAATAAGAAAATTTCGCAATAGACCTACTGAAAAGTCAAGAAAAGAAAATAATCCAGTAGTTGTTAAAGAAACTAAATCTAATGTAATTCCTTTTCCTTCTAAGAGGATAGGAAAATGATATCAAAAGCTATTGCTGAAAGATATCCAAAGCTTAAGCAAATAGATGAATCATTTTGTTCAAAGTGCTCTCGTCCTCTCGAAGAAGATTACTTCTTTATGGATCACACTCTTATAGGTGTTAAATCTAAAAACTGTATTTGTGGTGAACCAGGAATCTCATTCAAGTGCTTTAGAATGAGTAGCCGCATTAACGTATTATTATCCAAACATCCAAAAAAAGGCAAATAGAATGACAAGAATGTATAGAATCGAAGCTATTATATATGATGTTGAATTCGACATAGAAATTCAGGAAGTTTCAGTAGTTCCCGAATTTGCTTTAAAGGATTATGCCTTTACGAGCTGTCTTTATGTTGGAGATCTTGCTCCAGAATATTTTCTAAAGGAAATAGAAAAACCAGAATCTCCTAAAGAAAAAGAAAAAGCTGAATCTAAGGTTGTAGAAATACAAAGAGCGAAGAAACCTAAAAAATAATCTGACTACTTACATTTCTCACATATATTCTTATATCTTTATATTAAGGAATAAGAATGCGTCTCTCTGAAGATGAGTTTTGGTTGGAAGAGAATGAGATTAAAACTCTCTTTCATCCTTTCCTATCTGCCAAAGAGCTTCATTCTGAATTTTTAGCAGAACAACTTACCCATCCATCAGCTGGATGTAGATCATTAGCTTTTTTCATAATTAATGAGCTGCCTAAAGTATCTTTGCTATCTACTATTGAGCTTCTAGCTGAACTCAAGAAGAAGACTGGTAAACTTGCAATTTCTACTTTGAAACAAAAGGTCTCCATTAGTTGCGATCTTCCTTTTGTGTTTCCTATTGTGATAATTAATGATTTTAGTACCTTTAATCAAACACTTATCACCATTCTTTTATGTATAGATTGGTGGGACAAAAATAAGAAGGAAGCTTATGCTAATAGTAGATAAAGTAACTCCGCAAATAATTTTATTATCAGATTCTAACAAAGAAAATTTAGCACCTTACTTTGCTCGTTTTCAAGAGCATTATGAGTCCCCTGAATTTCGCAATAAAATCTTCACATTAGGACAACTGCGTCAATATTACTCTGAAAAAAATGGAGCAAGTACCTACAATGTTGATTGGGTAGGATATAATTTTCCTTCCTTTGTTATTGATCCATTTATTAAGGGATTGTTTGATCCTCTTACTGAGCACGAAAAAGAAATTGTAAATCTATTTAGATACAGAACCGATAAATTCTACATCATCGGAACTAACGACACATCCGCAATTGATCATGAAATTTGTCATGCTTTATTTTATGTGGATGATGATTACAAGCAACAAGTTACGAAGCAAATAGACAAAGTAAGAAAAACCAAAGAGGTAAAAGCTTTTCTATCTCAATTGGCCGTTGATTACAATGAATCAGTTTTAGATGATGAATTACATGCTTATCATACAGAAAAACATCCTCACGATCAATTTAACGGCGCTTCTTTGCATATGCCATTGAGGTTGGCCTTGACCAAAATTAAAAGCAAGTTTTATAAAAAACATGGAATCGAAGCTTAAATGATTTTCAAAGTACTTATTACGAGTCTTCTTTTGCATCTCTTTTTTCTTTTATTCTTGAATAATCCAAAGAAGCCCCCACCTCCAGTTAAAATTAAGATAGCAGGAGAGTTAAATAATTTAAAGATCGTTCCTACGGTTCCAGGATCCGGTAATTCAAAATGTAAAGATAGATATAGCGGCATTGGAATAACTACAGATACAAAAGTAGTAGATACAGTGATCAAAGGTGGTCCAGCATATTCTGCAGGAATAAAATCTGGTGATTATATTTTATTTCCGGAAGTTTCTAAAATAAGAGGTAAGCCTGGAACATCTTTAGAAATTACTCTCGTAAGACAAGGACAAGTTTTTAAAGTTAAGATCAAGCGAGATTGGATTTGTCAGATGTAAGACCAGCATAGCAGCATAGTCTGCAGCTGTACTCTTTTATTTCTCTTTTGTACATAAAGTGTATTGATTTTCGCACAAGAATTGAGCAAGAAACGCTATTTCTTTTGTAAAAATCAGAAATACAACGTGTACAGGTAGGAGGATAATACAAAATGGCAAGAGAAGCTCTCTTTATTGATGAGATTCGCCAAAGTTCACGGCCTACCTTTGAATATATTATTACTACTTATGCTGATGTCATTATGGACGTCTTCATCACAGAGTTAAGACAATGCTTAAGTCATCATCCTGTGTTTACTTACATCGCAAGAGAAGATAATTCAGGACCAGACTATGATCTTACTCAAATCATTGTTGTAGATAAATATACAGAAGAAGCAGCTTTTTTCCCAATCATTACAGCCACCTTCAATGGTGGCAATGTTAAGTGGCTACAATTTTCACATAGTCCTTTTAATACTGTTCTTAAGCCACAGATGAATTTGGACGGATCTATCAAAAGAGATCAACAAGGAAGATTTCTTCCTTCTCATTTTGAATATACTGGAGCTCACGAAAGCTCGATAACTTTTAATATAAGCACTACTTCTACTATAGATAGAGAAGAGCTTACATCTCTTCTTCAAATTCTCTTAGCTGAGCAGCTACGAGATGCCCTAACCTTACAAGGTATCTTCATAAAAGATACTTCTGTTGGATCACAAACAGAAACTCCTTATAGAGAAGATTCCATCTTCCAAGTAACTGTAACTGCAAATCTTTACTCTGAGTGGAAGAGAGTTGTTCCAGTTGGTAAGACTCTTGAGAGCATTGGTTATAAAATGACTGTTGGTGAGGGCATTGAAGCAACTCCTCCAAAAGAGCCAGATGAGATCGTTCCTTTTAAATTATACAACTTAGATAATGAATATTATGTAGTAGATGAAAATACTGAGCAACCAGAAATTCCTTGCTTTCAGCTTTCAGCCATGAATCAAGAACCTCCAATTACTTTAATTTACAACACTACAATGAATAAATGGATTGTAAGTGACTTCTGGATTCAAACTTTAGAGGAAACTCTTATCCCTTATGAAAATTTTAGTATTGAGCTTACTAAAAATAGTACTACTAATTCTTATTTACAATATGCTGCTGATGCAATTCAAAGAGCAGAAGTAATAAGAGCCTTAAGCCTTTCTCAAGGCAGAACTCTTCCAGATGGAACAAAAGTTCTTAAAGGAAACTTTGTCTACGAAGATGGAAGAGTAGAAATAAGAGAGGCAACCAGTGAAAAATCTACCAAAATATTTGCAGTAACAGTATCTGCCGATAATGCTGAAGTTACAATGAAACTTGTCTCTACTAATAAGAATAGAAATGTTCTTATTGCAAAGAACGTAGTTTTCAATTCAGACGGAGAAGTTACTGGTGGACAGATGTTCAAGAGAATTGTAAAAAATGGATCAGAACTAGATATCAGTCTCTCTACTTTGGATCAAGTGTTTCTCGATGGAGAGAATTTTAACACAATGAGCGCTGTAGATCTTTTTATGATTATGCAATTTGCAGATCAGCCATTTAAATATACATTAGCGTATATTTTGGATAAAATAGATCTATTACTTCAGGAGTTAGGGAATATGAGCCTTGTCATTTCTAACAGATCTGGCAAGATAGCTAATATTACTTATATAAAGCAAGAGTTAATTAGACGTAGTGAAAAGTATTTGTTACAAAGACCTTTAGGATTATAAGAAACAAAGAAGGAGGAATCAGAAGATGCCAAACATACCAGGAATTATAGGAGCAGTCTTACCAGGAGCGTATTCTGCCGTAAAGACTCGTCCAGGTCCCGTAAGTTTACCAGGCAATCCCACTGTAGTGGCGATTTTGGGTAAAGGGAAAAGAGAAGAATTTATTGTATCACGAGCAGTAGGAAATGGAGAAGATGGAGAACCAACAGGTTTTAATCCTGCTAATGATCCAGATGGACGCCATTTTCAGTTGGTTAGTTTTCCAGTTGTCCCTGGAAGTTTAGAACTTTATTTAAATCCACGTGGAGACGGAACTGATCTTCCTTTGATTCAGATTACCTCTGAAGCAATGGCACAAGCTTGGGAAGCTGAATTCGGAGACATCGATGGATACAGTGGCTTTGCTGGATTCGATGGATACTTTGGAGATTCAATTGATGGTTACCAAGGTGCAAGTGACGGTAGCGGCTTTTTTGATTCCAAATGGGCTCGTCAGTTCCAAGCACTTCAAGCTCAATTAGGCATTACAGCTGGTTCACCAGAGCCTAATCATTACCTCTTTGATCTAGGAACAGGTCGTTTAATTTTAGATCAAGCCCTAAGCTCTTTTGCTACTTTAGTAGCATCTTATGTTGCTGAAGCAGATCTAAATAGTCCAGAGCAATTTACCGACATTAGTGATATTTTTGTAAAGCATGGATATCCAACAAAAGAAAATACTATTTCTCTTGCAGCTCAAATTGCATCAGAAAACGGTGCAAATACTTTTATGGCTGTTCATGCTGGTGAAGTTCTTACAGGTCTTGGTTCTTCAAGACGTTTAGTTCAAGAGCCTACTCTTTTCACAGCTCTTAAGGCTTTAGAAAAAGAAGAAGATGTTGATCTTTTGATCCCAACTATGGGCTCACGAGTTATTGGCGAGATTATTATGCCATTCTACGAGGCAGCTCTTCATGCTCCTTTAACAGGAACTGGCGCATACCTACAAGAAGATCCAGCAACTGGAGATCAACCTGGAATTAACATTTCTCCTTTAGCTGTAATTCCTTCTGGTCAAGTAGGAGCTGGCAATCCAGTATTCCTTGAAGTTTACAAAAATGGCCGTCTACTTCAGTACGGAGTAGACTACTCGGTTCCAAATTTAGATGGAAGCTCCTTAAACGGGACCTCAAACGTTCTTATTGCTTTTGATCCAAATTATCCAGGAGCTGGTCATACAGTAGATAATACATTACAAGAAGGCGACAAGATCACTGCAAACTATCTTCCAGATACTTCAGTAATCAACCTTGTAGCAACTGCTCATCTTGCTTGCTTGAATCATGCAAACATTATGTCAGAAACTAAAAATCGTCAAGAAAGAAATTGTCTTTTTGGAACTTACGAATTTGTTGATCTCGATTTTATTCTTGATCCAATCACCGGCATTGAAGCAAATTTTGGTCCTTTCAAAAGAGCAATGTTCTTTTGGCCAGGTGGTCCTTCAGTAAACAGAGTCGTTTTAGGTGAAAACCAAATCCTTGATGGTTGGGTAATTGCTTCTTCGGCTGCTGGTTACATGGCTTCACATCCAATTCCATTCTCTCTTCTAAATAAGAGTCTTTCTGGATTTACAATTGATCCAAAATACAAACTCTCTATCGACGAAGCAAATTTTGCATTAGGTGCTGGTGTTTCGATTGTGGCTCCTCTCGCTGCAGGTGGCAGAGTCGCAGCAGCTCAAACGACTGTTAATTCGGGTCGCGCTGTAGAAGAAGAAATGTCAGTAGTTAGAATTAGTGACTTTACTGCAAAGACAATGAGAAAGCGCCTACAAGCTGCGTTCCTTGGAACCTTAATTACACCAAATATTTTAGCAGATATGGAATCAGCAACAAAGAGCATTCTTGCTCAATTGCAATCTCAAGGATACATTACTGCTTACCAAAATGTTAAAGTAGTTGTAGATCCAAATGAGCCACGACAAGTTAATGTTTCTTTTGATATTACACCAATTTTCCCATTGAATTGGATCTTCATCGACTTTTCAGTTGGCGTTTAATTAATAAAAACTTAAGGAGGAATTAATCATGGTATTAGATAGAGTAAACAAACGATTCCCAAACGCCACAACCGCAGGCGTTGGGATGAGAAGCAAAAGAGTTCAAGCGGGTCTTTCTACTCAAATTATTATTCAAGTAGAAGCTGACGATAGTGACGCAGTTTACACAATTGGCGCTATCCAAGATTTTACTTATAATCAATCACGTCCACTTAAGAGAGTTGAAGAAGTTGGAACTGATGGGACTGTTCAAATTGTCCCAACAGGAACAACAACTTTTGATCTTTCTATTAAAAGGATAGTCTTTGATTTTCAAAGACTTCCTCAAGCTCTTCAACGTGAATATCGACATATTCACGCTCAAAGAAGGGCATTTAATATTGTAGTTACTGACTACAATTCTTATCTTGGAGTTGGAGCCAATACTTCAGGAGATGGTAACGATCCTACTGGTGGTGGAGGAAGCCTCCCAAATCCTGCAGCAGACGGAACCCTAAATCTTCAAAATCATAAACTTGAAACTGTCTTCGCTAACTGCTGGTTTAAAACTTCAAGCTTCACTTATACAGCAGGTGATTATTTAATTGCAGAGCAGGCACAATTAGAGTGCGAACATGTCTACGATAGACAAGCGGTTACTACTATTCAAGGAAATAAAGATTCTCTTGAAAGAAATAGCAATACATCTAAATCCGCTAGTGTTATGTCCGCTTTCGACGCTACTAGAACACCTTAATTTTGACTATCTTCTTGCTCTTCGGATATTCTTTCCGAAGAGCACTAAAATGAGGCTTCGGCCTCATTCCTTCCCTTCCCTTCTTTTCTTCATTTTTAAAATTTCAAGGAGACTTTATTATGGTCAATTTAGCTGATCTTTCCAAGTTATTGAATCAAGGACACCTTAGCGAAGAATATATTCTAGATACTTCTGATGGTACATTTAAATTTAAAATGAAGACGTTAACTCCACTAGAAGAGTTGGAAGTTGATATGATTATTGACGAAGTTTTGAAAAGCAAGAACATCGCAATTGATGATCAAAAATATAGACCAACCTATGGCTCTATTGAATTACTTTCTCGCGCAATTACTGAAGTCAATTCAGTCCCATTTGAAGCAGTTCCAGGAGCTATGGGAGAAGATGCTTTACAAAAAAGACGCTCTTTGGTCACTAAATTTAGCTTAGAACTTCTTTTGAAGCTTTGGATATTTTATAACGAGATGAAGAATAAGATTTCCCTAAAAGGAACGAAAGAGGAGAGTGAGGAAATAAAAAAGTAGTTGAGGAGCCCGCCAACCGGCTACGTTGGAAGCTTTCTAAACTTTGGCGGATTCCTTACAGTGACCCATATTGGAATAATCTTCATCCAGCACAGTTACGAGTTTATGCAGAACATATATTTTTAGATGAAACAGAAGAAGTAAAAAATAAAATAGCAATCGCAGAATATGCAATGGCTTTTCATAATTATGATGCGGTTAAAAAAGTTCAAGAAGAGAGAGAAAGAAATGAAGGCATAGATAAAGAATCTGAAAATGATGATATCTTCTTTAAGCAGTTACAAGATTTAGGTATTAATGTTGATAAAGATGCTTTAAATAAGAATAGAAAAAGAAGTTCCAAAGACGACGATGAAGAAGACTTCGAAGATGATGAGTTAGACGAAATGAGAGTAATGAAAAGAGAATAATTTAGATGGCAGATACAAATGATCCAAATAATCCAAAACCAGTTGAAAATGTAGATGTAAATAATCTTCCCAAAACCGAAACTACAGAATCTAAGGCTGCATCTCAATCTACTCCTCCTGCAGATTTGAGTAACTTTGCTACAGCTGTCTCAACCTTTAAGTCAGGCTCCGACTCTTTACTAGGTGGAGCGGATGCTCTCAAAACTGGAGCTTCAAATCTTTTTGGTGGCCTTAAAGATGCCTTTGGTAAAATGAGCCCTGGAGCGAAAACAGCTACAGCATTAGGTGGAGTATTAGGAGCTGGATATCTTGGAGGAAAGATTACTGACAAAGCTGGAGATGTTCCAGTCTTAGGGTCTGCCCTTAAGATGACAGGTCAGACTGGAATAGAAGCAGGAAGACTTGCTGTTACAAGTGCAACTGGAGGAAATGTATTTGAACAAATGCCTCAAGCTATTACCAATATTACAGGAGCATCTAATTCTCCATTCATTCAAAAAGCAGGAGAGGCAGCTGGAGCAGCTGGAGCAGCTGGAATCAAAGTTAGTGATGATTGGGCCAACTCTCAAAAAATGGTAGCAAGAGCTTATATGAATAGTGGCAAAACTATTCAAGAAACTTTAGGAGATTCTACAAAAAGTATTGAAGCAGTAAGACAAGCATCTAAAATTTGGATGCAACAAACTGGGCAAGATATGTCAGCTCTTAATGAAGCAATGGAAACTACAACTAAAACGTATCCAGCACTTCTTGGACAAATGAGACAATCTACCGACATTGCGGAGCAAACTGCTGCAGCCGCCAAAATGTTGTCTCAAAATTATGGAGCAGCTGCTCTTGCAGGAATTGCACTCAAAGATGCTCAAAATCTCGCAACGCTTGCTAATACTTCTCAAAAAGAATCCTTTAATGATGTAAATGCAACAATAGCCACTTTTACCGAAAGAGCACAAGGTACTGAAGGAACTGGAGCGCTAATTGCAGAAAATGCAAGTGCACTTATGGAGGCGTTTAAGGGAAGTAAAGCTCCAATGAAGGATATTGCGGATCAAATTGAACTCGTTGGCCGCAAATATGAAGCTTTGGGCAAACAAGGCGTGAAGTCGTTCAATAGTATACAGCAAGCGCAAGATGCTAATAGAAGGGCAATGCAAACAGTGGCGTCGAGCAGCGATCAATTTGCCCAAGCTCTTGAAGCTGTTGCTTTAGCTGGTGGAGATTTAGAAGATGTAGATAAATATATGAACGAAATGTCTATAGACGAAAGAATGCAAGTAAATAAACAAGCTATAGAAAATATTTCTGGTCCAATGAAGACAAGAGAGCAATTTAAAAAAGAAGGTAATATAGAAGGCAATTTTCTTCAAAGTATGGTCATTAAAGATCGATTTGGTCTTGAATCAGAAAAGCAAGCTCAAAATTATGCAACCCTTTTGACAGGAAAAGGATCGGCAAGCGATCAATTAGGCGAGTTAAGAGAAACTCAAGGCGCTTCAATTTCTAACTTTGATCAGGCACTTGACAATTCAACTAATTATCTTGAAAGATTTGGCAAAGCACTTCTAAATACATCAGAAGCCTCTCGAGTAATGACATCTCCAGTTTCCTCTATGGTAGGAGCACAAGTGAGAGGAGGTGGCGTAGCAGCACAAAACATAGGAATAGATGCTGCAAAGCAAATTGAAAAAATGGTCAATTCTTTTTTCTCAGAAAAAGATCCAACAAAGAAACAAGAATTGAAAAAACAATTAGAAGAAAAGAATCCAGCTTTAAAGGAAATAGACAATTTAATAGAGCTCCAAAAACAGATAGCAACCAATCCTGGTGATGCTCAAAAAACAATCCAAGACTTTTTTACTAAAAAAGAAGCAGAATCTCCAACTCAAATACCTCCTGCACCAGCAGCTGCCACTTCAACTCCAATACCTGTTATGCCAGCAACTACTATTCCGACTCAAATTCCAGCTGTACCAGCAACTACTCCAGCTCAAATACCTGCTCCATCTCCAACTCCAATATTTGTTGCACCAGCAACTACTCCTACTCAAACACCAACAGCTGCTCCAGCTCAAATACCACAGGCTTCTAATGTCATTAAATCTTCAACTACTGCGTCTCAAGCTTTAGGAGCAGTGAACAAAAAAGCAAATGAAAGTTCTATATCAATTCCTATTAATCCCGTAAATGCGTATTCTATGGGAAGTAATCAGCTTTTTGCTTCCAATACGACAGCAGCAAAATCACTTACCAAAGGAACAAAAAATAATCAAAATGTTTATAGTGATTGGAATACAAATACCTCTGCTATGAGCTATTCAGATGCTGCTAAATTTGCAACCTCTGATGGAGGTCAATTAAAAAACACTCCTTTGCCTCCTAAAGTTGAGCAACCTAAAGCAGTTGCATCAGCTTCAAGTTCTAAAGCAACATCTTCAGCTTCTTCTGGTAACGAACAACTCGTCAGCTCTGTAAATAATTTGACTGCTGCATTGAAAGAAATGAAGCAACCTGTAAAAATAGAAACAACAGTAATGCTTGATGGTAAGGCTATAGGCAAAGCAACTAAAGATCAAATGATTAATATAGCTACAAATACTGCATCAAGTGCACAGAATGGTGGAGCAAATGTCTAAAGCTCATTCAAATGAAAAGGTAAGATCGCTTATTGTGTGGGAACTTCCTTCAATTGGAAGCAATGCCTTTATTGAGATGTATATAAATCCTGATAAGTTAAATATCAAAGATGCTAAACTTACTCAAATGACTAAGACCAAAGGTGGATTCATCCTTCAATATTGGGGAGAGCAAACAACTTCAATTTCTCTGTCAGGAACAACAGGAGATGGTGGTATTGAGGCCATCAACGTTCTCAATGATATTTATAGAAATGAACAAGTAGCCTTACAAAAAATATTAACAAATAGTGGTCCAAGCATTAAAAGAAGACAATCTCTTGCTCAACTTGCTACTTCCGTAATTATGTGGTATCAAGGACAAGGATTTAGAGGATTTTTTACAAGTTTTGGATATGATGAAGCAGCATCAGGATCTTTTACTTATAATATGGATTTTACAGCAGTAGAAATAATAGGAAGAAGAAAAAACTTTATGGGTTGGCACAAAAAACCTTGGTCTACTTTAGACACTCCTTCATTTGATAGTGGTAGAGGCTACTTACAAGGAGGAGCTTATGGAACGAATGTCAAAATGGGAGAATTAAATGCTCCTGCTTTAGAAGAAGCTTCTGGAATTTTAAGAGATCCTACTTTTGAGAAAAAAGCAGATACGCAGCCTGATCAAAAAGAGTTACAAAGCAATCTTGCAGAAAATGCAAGACCCTTAACCCCTTCAAATTTGTTTTCCTAAATGATTGATGACACAAAAAAAAGAACAAGACTTGATATATCGCCAAGCGATATAGCACCTTCCTACGTTGGAAGCTCCTTTAACCAAGGATCTGCAAATTCTAAACAAATAGCTGACGACAATCCGACCTTTGGATCAGCTCCTTTTCATCCAGGTGCTCTTGGTGCAAGAACTATGCCAGGTGAGGGTGGTTTTGCAAATAGCCATACACCTCAATTAACTATCTTTATTCAAAAGAAACAGTGGACAGAAGGTGAATGGACTTATGTCACTGGCTCTACTGATGAGCGACTTGGTAAAATACAAGAGATCAAAACTCGGCTCGTTCTCGGTAATTTAATTGCTCGTAAAATTGATTTATTAAATGAGCACGAAATAATGACAAAGTTTTCAGAAATGAATGCTGTGTCTGCAAGAATACAACAAGGTCAAGCAGGTGATTTAAATCCTACAATGATAGCGGGTAAATACACCTCCGATATTCTTACATTAGCCGGAAGCCCTGTAACAAAATATTATACAGAGACAATAACTTTACAAAATCCGGATATAGCAACTACTGAAAATATTTCAGTTACTACAAAGAATAAGGTAGAAATAAAATTAGCAACTCAAATACAATCATCTACAACAACAATACAAACTAGATTATTAATAAGAAATAAGCCAGGTTTAAATGGAACTGTCATTGGAGGTCTTGCTCCTGGCGTCACAGTATCCACTGCTATTAATCCAGAAGGTCAAGAAGAACTATTAAGATATGATAATAAGGTTCTTAATATAGCTGAAACGCCTCCTGCAGGAATTCCTGAAAGTCTTTTACCTGAATTACCTAAAGCAACGTGGTGGGCAATTGATCTTGACAAGATAACAACAGATCAAATGAAAGATGGCTTACAAGGTGGAGCAACTGAAGCAGAGGAGCTTAAAAAACTTGGAATTAAGATTGGAAGCTTTAATGTTGGCTTCGTTGCAGTATATGTTGGCGGAGTAACTTCTGGAGATCAACTTTCTTATTATGTAAATAAACTTCAACCAGCTCCTTTTAATTTTGATACTCAAGGCTTCAAAGCTCAAACAACAAAAACTCCCGGAGAAGTTCTCGGAACATACAAGAATGTATTTAACGGAGTTATAGAATTAGCCAACATCTCTTCAGCAAATACAACTACTGAAAATATTAGCGACAATAGAGGACCTGGAAGAGGGTCAGCAGAATTTAAGTTAGAAAATCCAGAAAATATTCTAACAATATCTGAAGACGACATTGAAATAGCATTAGGAACTCGGTCAGTAGAAGGTGAATTTGGAATACAAGAAGATACTGGAAGCTTATCAACTGGAAGCAAAATAGTAACTACAGATCCGCTTACTGGGAACTCTACTGAATTATATTATCACAATGGTAAATTTTATACGCAAAGAGCTTTCTCTCGGGTAGTGAGACAAGACCTTGCCTCTTTAGGAAATTTTGCAAACAATGCTGATGTAGATAAAGTGCAAGCAGAAATCTCTCAAATAGAAAAAGACGTCAAGGCTCTGCAAAGTTATAAAAATTCAGGATTAATGAATAATGAGTTTTTTGTAGCCAAAGTTCAAATTTATCCAACTCAAGATACCTTTCCTTCTTTAGGTAGTAGTTTAGATGCAGAGTTAAAAAAATATAAACCTCAAGATATTACTTTTTCAGTAGTAGATGTGGGCGCTATTCTTCCTGATGCAGTTTCTGAATTTGTTCCTAAATACGATCCACTTTTTCGGGTTAATACTCCAAAAGTAAATAAAAAAATAAATTTACTATTAAAGAGACGAAATGTGCTCTTACAAGG